TTTTGTTTTAAATCTAAAACAGCTTTTAATTTTACAGGAGTTACAATATTTGTACCATTAATACCTTGCCCTACTTCAACAGTTGAAGCTAAAGAAGCAATTCCTTTAACTCCCTCTTGAGCATTAGGGACTATGCCTACTCCTCCTTGAGGTCCTGTAGGTCCTTGCACTCCTTGAGGACCTTGCGCTCCTTGAGAGGCTAATAATGCCCAATTAGTTGGGTCTGCATTTGGAGGCGTAGTCCCTGTTACTGCAGATATACAAAACCAAGATGCCCCATTATATGAAACAGAATCATTAGCAACATAAGAAGTTCCTGATACCCAAATCCCCTCCCAAGTTAATCCTGCAGGACCTACAGCTCCATTAGCTCCTGTAGGTCCTTGCACTCCTTGAGGACCTATAGGTCCTTGAGTTCCAATATTTTGAGTACCTAAAAAAGTTATAAAATCTCCAATCAAATAATTTTTTGTAGCTAACGAACTATCAGCATCCGTACCTATTAATTTGTCCATTAAAGATATGTTTGAATCTTTAGGATAACTACTAATAATCGCCATTTTGTTTTAGTTTAAAGTTAATAAGTGTTATTCTGTTTTATGAGTTACTTCTCCTGTTTGAATATTTATAACTGCATCTGCGCCATATTTCTCTACCAACAATTTTTCGTGTGCAGTAAATTGAGCCTTTAATTCCTCAATATGACGAATTATATTTGCTTTCTGCAACTCAGCGTCTCCAATAGCCATTTTAGCCTTGTTGAACTCTGCGTTTAATTCTTGAATTATTGTTAATTCTTCCTGCGATACTGATTCTACTTTTTTCATTTTAGTTTGATTTAATTTTTACAAATATAATTATTTTATTATAAACAAAACCGCTAGTATTATAGAGGTTATTTTATAAAGGTTTTTTTTGTTTTTTTCTTTGCGGATTATCTTGTCCTGAAGTTGTATTGATTTTTTCAACTCATTAGATTCAAGTACTCTTTCATCGTAAGCTGTTTCTAAATTAAAATTAGCCGTTGTAAGCGTTCTAATTCTTTTTACGCACAAACTATCCATTTCTTTGTAAATCTTTAATTCTGACTTAGCTATATCCCCTTGAATGAGTTGATTGATAATCTTGTTTGACTGAATGCTATCTAGTATTACTACTTTCTTATTTTGTGCGTTCGTCAAAGTAATGCTGCATATCAGAAACAGAATACTTATTAACCAATTTGATTTTTTCATTGTACTGTATTTTAATTTTATTTTTCTCTACAAACAAGCTATCGTATTTTACTTCTAATATGCTATCCTTTTGCATTAGGTCTTCGTATATTTCTTTATAAAGTATAGCTTTTGTTTCGTGCTCTTTGGCTTTTAAAGAAGCATCTTTAATCTTCTCGTCTAAAAATCCTATTCTGTTAAATAAAAAATAGATAACAATAAGCAATATGCTTATCAATATCCATTTCCAATTGGCTTTAACTTGTTCCATAAAATTATATTTTTGGATAAACAATTCCATTATCAACAATAGTAACGCCCCTGTCTACTCTTTGTTTTAAAACTTTCCAATCAAATCCGAAGTCCATCTGAAAATGCGGAGCGTCTTTAAAGCTTTTCCAATCGCCTCCCCATTCCCATCCTTTTGATTTAAAATAGTCAGTTACTTCTTTCCAATCAGCAATACTGTCTTTATCAAAGTCTTTAACTTGCGACCAACTTGCTTCTTCAAATGTACCATTACCATCATTGTCATATAGCATTACAATATCAAATGCCAATCCATAATTATGAATTGATTGACCGCCTTTAGCATTGGTAACTTTAGGGCGTTGGTTATATAGCTTATCTTGTAGCGCATTACTTCTGTAAACGTAAGCAAAACGCAATCTTGCTCCTTTACCAAGCAAGTTATTAGCTTCTTGATACTGCTGTAAAAGCATACTCCTAAGTTTAGGATGCGCTTCTTTTATTCTATCAAGTGTTATTTGGTCCATTACGTTAATTCATCAATGTTATTTTTAACTTCTTTTGCTCTAAGAAATACTTTCTTGAGTAGTTTCCAAATATCAATATTAAAACTCTCTTCAATGTTTTCTTTTATAGATACCAACTCTACAAAAATCAATAGTATAGCACATATTTTTGTGAACATATATGTTATTCCAAAAGCCCTGATTACAAACTCATTTAAAGCATATTTGTCAATCGCAAAAAGAAATAATATACAAAGTTCGTATAATGCCATTTTTGATATTATGTTCGATAATATTCTACTTCTAATACTGCTTACTCCCTTTAGTTTTATGGTTTTAAAAATACCTGTTAGAGTATCAAGAAAAATAGCGGCTCCAACCGCTATTAACAACCCATATATGGGTACAAATAATAGTATCAAAGATGATGCTATATAATTTAAGTATTTCATTATCTTCCCTGACCTTTATACGCTTTCACGTAATTCTTACTTGTTTTTAGAGTGCTCGTTTTTGTTTTTGCAGCTACACCTGACTTACTTGAATTAGACTTGTGGGTAGTTTCTTGTTGCTTAACTTTTGCCATCTTACCAAAGAGCGTTTACTAGAGTAGCAGTTGTGCCTGTTGATTTTAAAGCTATAACTTGAACAGGCAAAATTGTGCCCACAGGGACAGCACTAAACGTTATATCATCTCCTCCAATAGTTGTAACAGCTACATTACCTGCACCACCAACATATAAAAAAGCACCTGTATTTCCTAAACCTGTTTGCGCAGATTGTTGGTAAATTTTAAATGATTGACCGCCTGTTGTAAAAATATTTGCATTTAAAGTGATTTCGGTTTCACTATTAACAGATACTACCGTTGCGGCTGTTGATGAAGACGTATTGTAAACAACATCTCCTGTTTTTACATTGTCAAAAATAAAATCGCCCGTAATTGTGATTAATTTATTAGTTGCGACACTTGTATTTGCTCCGGTATGTATTAAATTAATACTTGGTATTACTGCATTATCAGATTTTATAACTGATAACGCTCTTGAGAATGTTGTTTTAAATACAGACATAGTTTCTTATTTATATAATGTTTTGTTAATCAATAGATTGGGGTTATTCAAAGCTTTTTTTCTTTCACTACATCCACAATCTTTACCTGTTGCTTTAGCTACAGCTTCTACTACAGTTTTTATTCCTGTAGCAGTAGTTATTTTTTCAATTGTATCTCCTAGCCCTTTTGATTTCATTTTGTAAAGGTATTAAATTTTTTTAAACTTTTGAAACTCTGTTTCCCATACCAACCTTAGTCTTTTCTGCTTTTTTAGAAGCCAATTTAGACTTGCTAATTTCAGATATAGTCTTTGGTGTTTTTGAAGAAACTTTTACTTTTGGTCTACAGTATTCATTACTTCCTCCTGCGCCACAAGCCTTGCCTGTTTTAGTATCGGTCCATTTCTCTTTATCCCATCTCTTTAAAGATGTACCTGCCTCAGTCTTTCTTACAACGCCTGAGCCTTTACGGCATTTAGCAATAGCCTGAGAGGCTCTTGCAGATGGAAAGATATCATACTGTGCCTTTACTTTTTTATAACAAGCATCTTTTGGCATCTTATTTCTTTTTAGCAGGGATTACTCCTTTTGCAATAAGAATGTCTTTCTTGGTTACTTTACCATCGCCACTAGCGTCAGGAAATTTACCTCCTTTAGCCGGAGCTTTTTTAACATTCCCTTTTAGGAATTTCATTTTACCGTCTAATGATTTCTTAGACTCGTATTGTTTTGCTTTTTCAATTACTTTTTTCATTAGTATTTTCCTTTACGATTACTTGGATTACTTGTTGTTGAACCTCCTGCACCTGCCCATAAATTTTTACACGCCCAATATCTTGCAGTTAGCCTGTCTTTTGCTTCAGCGCAATTATGTCTTGCTTTAAAACTTTTACGTGCGGCATCTGAATAATTATTGCCATAGCCTTTTGCTCCAAAATGAATAAGTTTTTCTTGTCCATTTGAACAGGCTTTTACCATTTTCTTTTTACCCGGTCTGTCTGACGAGACCGGGCTATTACATTTCATTTTAGATTTATCAGCCATAACTTATTGTCTAAATGCTCTTGTATTATGACCCGGATACTTGTCATCTACTACAGTAGGAGTCTCTACTACAGGAGTCTCGTTTACTACTTCTTCTACGGTTTCTACAACCTCAATTTGTTTCTTTGCCATCTTAATTAACAATAAGAGTTACTACCTTTCATTCCTTTTCCTTTAGCAGAAGACATTACTTTACTAGTAGCGCCTTTGCTGTTTTGATTGATAGCCAATTTTTTGTTGCTACCACTTGTAGCCGGAGCCTTCATACGAGACGAACCCGGTAATTTTGGTGTTGATTTTGCCATTGTGTTTATATTTATTATGTTAATCTTGTTCTATCTGAAAATGATACCAATCCGTGAAGTCTACCGCCTGCTGTAGAACGACTTTCTACCCTACTTCTCTCTACTCTTTTAACCTCTGCATCTTGACTTATTTTATCTTTAACAGCCTTTCTCTCTGCAGCTCTTTGTTTGATACCTGCTAACGCATCCTCAATATTACCTACTTTAGGGCTATCCCCCAACGGAGTAGACTCTCTGTATTTTGCTGCAGAATCTGCCTGTCTCTCTTCTTTTGTTTTTTTAGTAATTGGCATAGCTATGGTTGTTCAGGTTGAGGTTGAGGTTGAGCAGGAGCAATATTTTTCTTAGAAATATTACCTACCTGCTGAATAGCAGCATCTGCTGTTGCTTGGTATTTATTAACAGGCATTGGCTGTTGTCCTGAGTTAACAGGCATTGGCTCGGGCGTAGCCGCTAATGGAGTATCGGGTCTCATCATAATTATTTTTTATTAAAGTTTATTCTGTTGAGTAATAATTTCCTTTTGTACAACTTCCTCTAGGGTCGTCTTTTGTAAATCCGTTTGCTTGACCACAATAAGGGTCGGCATTGGGTTTCTTTTTATCTTTCTCTTGTTTAGCTCTAACTTCTTCTCTTGTCTTGCCTTGAGCATTAGCATTTCTATTTAAAATAGAATCTCTAGCTCTAATATTTTTTTGTTTAACTAAATCTTGAGCAGCTCTCTTTTGCATATAAGGACTTATCTTTTCTTTAACAGTATCTTTAACTGCAGTAAATCTTGGTTCAGGAGATGTAGCCAAAGGGGTATCTCTATTTAAAATTGCCATAATTATTTTTTATTTTTAGGTAGTAATTTTCTTTCTTTAGCTTCCTGATAACCTCTAACCGATGAAGCTGTTGGGAAGAATTTATGTTTTCCTGTTGTACCTCTTTCAAAACCAACTCTGTACTCAGCACTATCTTGTGCTGTTGCTGTGTATGGCTTGTCTTTAAAAAACTCCCTTTTTGATGTTGGAATGTTTCTGTAATCAGGAGTTGGGCTATCTGCCAACGGAGTATCCGGTCTTTTTTTAGGTTGTAGCATAATTATTAGTCTAATAAGTTTGTTAAAAATCCTTTTTTTGTTAAATCTTCAGGGTTTTTACTAGCTCTGATTTCAGCTTTAGCAATTTCATCATTAGTGAAAAGCAAACATCTTTCGTTTTTCCCATTTGAATCCTCTACTTGGATAGCTATATAGTTATTAGCAGAACCAAATTTTCTTTCTGTATTGTCTACAAAAATTAATCTTCCTTTAACTACTTTCATATTATTTATTTTTTAAATATTTGAAATCATTAGGATTAGCTTTTTCATCTTTCTTAGAAACAACAACTCCTTCTGCGTATTTCTTTACAGCAGAATTAGCTTTAGCTTTCTTTTCTTGCGCTTTTAGAACTCCGGGGTCTGTTTTTGAAGAACCTGTATGAATATTTTTTAAATCCATCATTGTTCTTGGCTCAGGACTAGGAGCTAATGGTATGTCTCTACCTGAATTAGGACCTTTAAAAATAGGTCTTGAATTAATACCTCCTCCTGAAGTGGCATCTATAATATTTTGCTCTTGCTTACTTAAACTCTTTTTAGGCTGCTTTGGCATAACTAATTATTTTAATTAATAACTTTGTAGCAAATATATAAAAAAAAATCAAATGAAATCAGATAGAGATGACTACCTAAAATATTACAGGGTAATACGACAGTTTATAAAAATTAAATACGAGATAACTCAGGCTGACTTAGATATGCTTTTGTTCTTGTATTCAGAGAAGTACTTCGGAAGGGATAAGTTTGATGAATATACCAAACTGCTAGGATGGGATGTAGTGCGCTTTTTTAGACTCCAACAAGAAGGTTGGATTGTCAAATTTAGAAATCGAGTTGGTAAGAGAAAAGCTTTGTACAAACTTACCATAAAATCTGAACGTATGATTCAGTCGATATATAGAAAACTAAGTGGGGAAGAAATCCCCACTAGTTTATCCCAAAATAAAATGTTTTTAAAAAATGCATCATACCTAGATAAAGCGTATCGTGATATGATTATTCAGATGAATGAAGTTATAAGACAACAACGACATCTCTCTCAGTAATAATCGTGTACTGCTTTTCATCAATTAGCATTGTAAATCCGTGTGCCTTGTCATAGTAGATGTCATCATCTTTCTTTATGTTAGGCACATCTGTTCCTGCTTCAATAACTAAACCACGTTTGTATCGCATTTGGTTTACATCTTCTCCCGATAGAATCAATCCTGACTCTGTCTTCAACTCTTCATCAACGGTCTTGATGACTATGTATTTTCCTATGGGCTTTAATGACATAATTTTTTTATTTTTAATTGTTTATTTAATATTTTACTGTTTACTTTTTTAGACCTTCCGTATAGGTTATTTGATATTGCTGTCTCTAAACATCCTAATTTTTTTGCTGCTTCTCTTACAGAAGAAAAATTTTCAATAAATTCAGAAGTATAATAGTCATAACAAGAAATAGGAACGGATGTTATTATTTTTGACTTATTTGACAATCTCATTTTAGCTTTAACTTGCTCAGGTATCTTTGTTCCTGTTCTTGCTTTGGCTATATTTTCTCTATGCTCTTTAGATTTTATCTTTCCTTTATGAGATAAAGATATTTTATTTTTCCATTCTTCAGTTCTTATAACAGATTTTAAAGATTCTATTTTCTTTTTTAAAATGCTAAAAGAAACTGCTTCGACAGTAATTCCTCCTTTTGTTTGATTAATAAGTTGGCCATTTTTTAAATCTATTCTTCCGTATTTAGTAATAAGTTCTATCTCTAACTCAAATGCTTGCTCTTGAGTTAATCCATCTTTATATATTTCAATTATATAACCATATTTACTTACTACTCTATTCCACCATTCAGGTCTTTGCTTACAATAGGCTCTTTTTAAATCCCCCATACCTACATAGAAAACAGAATTATCTGTTTTCTTTTTATGTAGATATACAACTTTGTTATTTTTCATTTAACAAAAATAGTAATTTTATTTGTATTTCCCGATTGGTTTCATATCCTTACTCGTTTGATTGTTCGTAGCTTCTCGCCATTGTGATTATCGCATCTGTGCTTAGGATTGTTACCGCTACACTCACTGCGTTTTGCAATGCTGAACGGGTTACTTTCAACGGGTCTATTACTCCCATTTTTACCAAGTCTCCAAACTCTCTTGTTTTTAGATTGTACCCGTGACCCTGAGCTACACCATCTGAATAGATGTCTGATGCTCTTAGTCCTGCGTTAGCAAGTATCTGTAAGAACGGAGCCATAAGTGCTACGCTTAAAATATTTATTGCCGCATTGTACTCCTCACTCTTGTTATCGTCTAAATGTAACGCTGCACTCTCCTCAAGTAATGCTTTCCCTGCTCCGGGCACGATACCTTCCTCTAGTGCTGACCTTACCGCGCATACCGCATCATCAACTCTATCAAATAACTCTTTCTGCTCTAGGTCTGTCTGACCTCCTACGAATATCACTCCGATACCTCCTGTAAGGGAAGCGATACGCTCTAAGATAAAGTCTTTCTCGTGTTTCTTAGTTGCGTTCTTATGCGCATCCCACAACTGAGACACTCTTTCGTCAATTGCTTTTTGGTCTAACCTCAAGTCTGACTTGATGATAACAGTTTTGTCCTTGCTCACAATTATCTTAGCTGCGTGCCCTAGGTCTCCAAAGTTGATGATACTCAAATCATCTCCCGTTTTCTCGCTGAAGTAAGTCGCTCCAACGCTAATGGCAATGTCATACATCAACTCGTGTTGCTTGTACCCAAAACTAGGTGGTGCAACTGCACATACCTTGATGTTCCCCTTTACAACATTTGCCGCCAAACTATTGATTAGGTTCTGACCACAAGGAGATATTATCAATAACTTTTTACCCTCACTAACAATTGGCTTAAGCACGTTCTCAATCTGAAGGATATTAGTAATCTCCATATCAGCAACCAACACCATAACATCCTCAAATATGCACTCATCTTTTTTCTGCTCGTTTATAAACATCGGACTCAAATACCCTCTGTCAAATTTCAACCCTAAAGTGGTCTCCGCATACGTCTCGTCAGTCTGACTTTTCTCCACCGTTACAATACCGGTCTTACCAACATCTTTGTACACCTCAGAGATTATCTTCCCTATCTCTCTATCGTTGTTTGCAGATATGCTCGCTACATCCACCAACATAGAGCTAGTAACTCTCTTGCTCTTTTTGCGCAACCTATCCACCACCTTGTCGCTTATCTCCACCATACTCCTTAAGACCTCAGTCCTGTTTAGATTTGGCGTAATATGCTCAAGTCCTCCCAATACCAACCCCTCTGTAAGCACAATAGCCGTAGTGGTCCCATCTCCTGCGGCAGTAGCGGTACGCTCAGC